GCGGCGACGGCCGAAGCGGTGGGCGGAACGGGCGATGTTGTGATCCGCGCCGACGCCGCAGCCGCAGGCGTGGCGACAGCCGCCGCCGGCAGCGCGGCGATCGCGAAGAGCGACGGCGCCGCCACCGGGGCGGCGACCGCCAACGCGGACGGCATTGCCGTCATCCGCGTCGATGCGGCCACCGCGGGCCTCGCCGCGGCGGCCGGCGCCGGGCGCGTCGAGGCGCGCGCTGCCGCCGCCGCCGCCGGGACGGCCGCCGATGCGGTGGTGGGCGGCACCTACGTGCCGTTCGATCCTGACGTGACCGATATCTTCGCGCTCGCCGCGCGGCCGGCCGAATGGGATATGCCCGCGCGTCCGACCGAGTGGGGGCTGCCGGCACGCCCGACCGAGTGGGAGCTCGGCGATGCCTGACATCCTGGTCAAGCAGCCCGCCGAGAGCCGGCGCTATACGATCGACTTCGCCGGCCTCGTCGCGACCGGCGACAGCATCAGCGCGATCTCCAGCCTGACCGCGGCGCCGAGCGGGCTGACCATCACCGAGCAGGCTATCGCCAGCCCGAAAATCCAGTTCCGCGTCGCCAGCGGGACCGACGGCATCCGCTACAAGCTGACCGCGCTCGTCGCCACCACGGACGGCGACACGCTCGAGGGCGAGGGCGACCTCGACGTGGTGGACCTGTGACCGCCGCCCCCTACTTCCTCCCCTACCAGCAGGCGTGGCTCGACGACCGCTCGCGCTTCAAGGTATGGCCGAAGGCGCGGCGGATCGGCGCCACCTACGTCCAGGCTTACGAGGACGTGCGCGACGCGGCGCGCGCCGACGGCCCTCCCGACGTGTGGTTCTCCTCGGCCGACCAGTCGGCGGCGCGCGAGTACATCGATTACTGCGGCATGTGGGCGCGGCTGTTGGACATCGCCGCGCGCGATCTTGGCGAGGTCGTCATCGAGCGCGACGCCGACGTCAAGGCCTACGTCGTCGAGCTCGCCAATGGGCACAGGCTGATCGGGCTGTCGTCGCGCCCCGGCGCGTTCCGCTCGAAGGGCGGCAAGCTCGTCCTCGACGAGTTCGCCCACCACGCCGACGCCGACGCGATGTGGCGGGCGGCGCGGCCGATCGTCCAGTGGGGGTTCGATGTCCGCGTGATCTCGACCCATAACGGCCGCGGCACCCGCTTCTGGCGTATGTGCGACGACGCGGCCAAAGGCACCCCTCCGTTCGCGCTCCACCGAGTGACGATCGAGGACGCGGTCGCGCAAGGTCTCGCCGACCGCATCGCCGGGCGCGCGCTCACCGAGGTCGAGCGCCGCGCCTGGCTCGCCGACGAGCGCGCGGCGTGCGGCGACGAGGAGACCTGGCGCCAGGAGTACATGTGCGAGGCGCTCGACGAGACAACGGCCTGGTTGACCTGGGAGCTGATCGTCTCGGCCGAGCACTCTTTAGCCGGCGACCCTGCCCGCTACGCCGGCGGGCCGTGCTACGTCGGCATGGACATCGCGCGGCGCCGCGACCTCACCGTGATCTGGGTGCTCGAGGCGGTCGGCGACGTGCTCTGGACCCGCGAGGTTCTGCGCATGAAATGCGCCACCTTCGCCGCCCAGGATGCCGCTCTCTATGGCATCTTCGCGCGTTATCAGGTGACCCGCGCCTGTATCGACCAGACCGGGATCGGTGAGAAGCCGGTGGAGGATGCGAAAAAGCGCCACGGCGCATACCGCGTCGAGGGTGTCATCTTCGGTGCCGCGATCAAGCACCATCTCGCCACCATCATCAGGCAGGTCTACGAGGACCGCCGCGTGCGCACCCCCGAGGACCGCGGTATCCGCGACGCCCACCACGCGGTGCGCAAGGTCACCACCGCGGCCGGCAACCCGCGCTTCGACGCCGAGCGCACCGAAGCCGGCCACGCCGACGAGTTCTGGGCGCACGCGCTCGCGCTGCATGCGGCGGAAGGCACGGGGGCGCCGCGCTGGCGCCCCGCGCATCCTCCGCTTGTCCCCGGGCTTGACCCGGGGATCGAGGAAGGGTGGATACCCGCATGATTGGCAGGCTCATCAAGGCGCTCACCGCGATGCGCCACGCAGGACGCGCACCGTTCCTCCTCGGTCTCCTCGCGCGCACGAGGTTCGACTATGCCAAGGAGGTCGGCGACGGCATCGATTCTTCCGTCGTTACCGCGCCGCTGCAATGGGTGCAGCGCGCGTTCCCCGAGGCGCGGCTTACCGTCGTCCGCCGCTCGGCCGACGCCAGCGACGAGGTCGAGGGCCACCCGCTCCCCGCGCTCGTCGCCGCGCCGAATCCGTTCTACGGCGGCGGCCATCTGTGGTCGGCGACGCTGTTCTCCTATCTCGTCGCCGGCAACGCCTACTGGCTCAAGGTCAGGAACGGCGCCGGCGCGGTGGTCGAGCTGTGGTGGGCGCCGCACTGGACGATCGCCCCGAAATGGCCGCAGGACGGCTCCGAGTTCATCAGCCATTACGAGTACACGCCGGGCGCCGGCAAGCGCATCCGCCTCGAGCCCGCCGACGTCGTCCACTTTCGTGCTGGTATCGACCCGCGCAACCCGCGCCTCGGCCTGTCGCCGCTCCACGGCGCGATCCGCGAGATATTCATGGACCTCGAGGCGTCGAACTTCGTCGCCTCGCTGCTTCGCAACATGGGCGTGCCCGGGGTGGTGCTCTCGCCCGAGGGCGGCGCCCAGGCCGCGCCCGAGGACCTCGAAGCGACCAAGGCATGGTTCCGCGAGGCGTTCGGCGGCGATCGTCGCGGCAGCCCGCTGGTGATGGGGGCGGCGACCAAGGTCCAGCAGTACGGCTTCAACCCCCAGCAGCTCAATCTCTCGGCCGCGCGCAACGTCGCCGAGGAGCGCGTCTGCGCATGCCTCGGCATCCCCGCCGCGGTGGTCGGCTTCGGCGCCGGCCTGCAGACCGCCAAGGTCGGCGCGACCATGAGCGAGCTCCGCCGCCTCGCCTGGACCAACGGCGTGCTGCCGGTGACGCGCGCGTTCGCCGACGAGCTCGACCGCTCGCTTCTCCCCGACTTCTCCCCCCGCGATGATGAGCGCGCCGAGTTCGACACCTCAGCGGTGCCCGCGTTGTTCGAGGAGGCCGAGAAGCGCGCGACGGTGTGGGACACGATGATCCGCGGCGGCTGGGCCGAGGTCGCCGAGGCGCGCGAGGCGATGGGCTTGGCCGTCGACGACAGCCACCGCATCTTCCTCCGCCCCTTCGCCGTCATCGAGGTGCCCGCCGGCGCCCCGCCGCGGCCGCTGCCCGCCCCCGCGGAAGCGGGGATCTCCGCGCACGGGACCAAGCAGCAGCGCGCGCGGCCGAGCCGGGCGCGCGAGGCCTACGTGCGCGCGCTCGAGCGCATGCTCGGCCCCCTCGCCAACGCCCTTTCCCCCCGCCTCGAAACCGTCTTCGCCGAGCTCGGCGCCGCCGCGGGCGACGCCGCGCTCCCACTGCTCGAGGACGAACCCCCGGCCCCCGGATTTAATCCGGGGGTGACCCGGGGGAAGCAGTCGGGCGAGGACGAGGTGCTCGCCGGGCGGATCATCGAGCAGCTCGAGCTGCCGCTCCACCAGGCCGCGTTCCGCCGCGTCTACGAGGCCCACTACCTCACCGTCGCCGAGGAGGTTTCGAAGGCCGGCTCCCTCATCGGCCTCGCCACCGACCTGCCCGACCCGGTCGCGCGCGCGGTGGTCGCCGCCGGCGGGCGCCGCTCGGGCCTCGTCGACCTCGCCGGCCAGTCGCGCCGCGCGCTGTTCGACGCGCTCGCCGAGGGCCGCGCCGCCGGCGAGGGCGCCGAACAGCTCGCCGCGCGCATCCGCGACCAGGTCAGCGCCGGGCCGTGGGGCTCGGCCGAGACCCGCGCCCGCGTCATCGCCCGCACCGAGACCAAGTTCGCCCAGAACACCTCCACCGTCGCGCGCGCGGGCCACGAGGGCATCGATCGCTTCGTCGTCTTCGACGGCAGGCTCGGGCCTGAGCGCAGCGATCCTGAGCATATCGCCCGCGACGGCACCATCGTCACCGGCGACGAGGCCGCGGCGATGACCGCCGCCGAGCACCCCAACGGCACCCTTTCGTTCAGCCCCTATTTCGGGGAGGAGTGACCATGACCGACCAGCCCACGCTCGCGCGCGAGATCAAGACCGGGATCAAGCTCAAGGAACTCGACGATACCGGCACCGGCCTCGCCCGCATCGCCACCCTGTCGGCGATCGACAGCGACGGCGATACCTACGCCGCCGGCGCGTTCGGCGACCGGCAAGTGCAGATCATGCCGGCGCACGACTGGCGAGCGGTGCCCTTGGGGCGCGCGCGCATCTTCGAGCAGGGCGACGAGGCGCTCGCCGAGTTCCGCCTCAACCTCGACACCGCGGCGGCGCGCGAGTGGCATGCCGCGCTCAAGTTCGACCTCGCGCAGGAACGCCCGCTCCAGGAATGGTCATACGGTTACGATATCCTCGAGGCCGAGACCGAGATCCGCGACGGCGAGCGCGTGCGCGTGCTCAAGCGGCTCGAGGTGTTCGAGGTCAGCCCGGTCCTGCGCGGCGCCGGCGTCGCCACCACGACGCTGGCAGTGAAAAGCGGGCTCCCGTTCCGAGACCAGATCGCCGCCGCCTACGCCGAGGCGCGCGCGGTGATTGAGCGCGCCGAGCAGATCGCCGCCCTGCGCGGATTGGAAGGCCGCTCGCTTTCCCCCGAGCGTCTAAGCGAGCTCGCCGGCCTCAAGAGCGCGCTGGAGGAGGCCGCGAAGGTCGCCGCCGACCTCGACACGGTGCTGCGCGCCGCCGACTTGAGTCGGCCGGAAGCCTTGGCGAAGGCCGGTCGCGCCTTCGCCCGCTTCGAGACGACCCGCTTTCGCCTCGCCGGGCGCGCCATCGAGCCGTAATCGACAGGCCCGTAAAGCCCCAAAATTGCCCGCTGGCGCGCGCTCGCCCAAACCTACCCGAAGCTACCCAGGTTTTTTTAATAAGCCAATCGATACGACTCCGGCGTTCCTGGCCGCCTTCCGCGCCCCCGATGGCACGCGGAGCCGCGGCGTCATTGCGAGAAGGCGGAGCCGACGAAGCAATCCAGTCTGACGCCTCGCCCCCCCGTGTACTGACACTGGCAGGCTCCAATGGCGTGCGGGGCGTGCTACGCGGTCGCTCCAATCCGGCGCGGGCTGCCGGCGCAATGCCATCCGAAGGAGCCACCGATGACGCTCAAGGAGCTGCGCGAGAAGCTCGCCGCCAAGCAGACCGCCCTGCACGAGGTCTTCGCCGAGGCCAAGACCGACGACGGCGAGCTCGATTTCACCCGGGTCAAGTGCCTCGGCGACGAGGTCAAGGGCTCGGTCGCGATCGCCGAGAAGGTCCGCGGCATGAACGACGAGCTCAACGACCTCGCCGCGGAGGCCGAGACGCTCGAGGCCGCGGAAGCTGCGGCGAATGACCTCGCCGCGCGCGAGAAGGCGCAGGCGCGCCCGCCGCATTGGAACAGCCGCCCAAGCGGCCTCTTACAAGCCGCGCCGACCAAGTCGCTCGGCGAGCTCGTCATCGAGGAGAAGAGCTATCAGGCGTGGGTGGATGCCGGCGCCGGCGGCGGCATCAGCCTTCACTATCCCGACCTCTGGCCATCCGACGTGCTCGCCAAGGGCGCCCTGCCGATGACCCTCGGCACCAAGACGCTCTTCGAGACCGGCGCCGGATGGGCGCCCGAGTCGATCCGCATCCCCGGCATGGTCGAGGCGGTCACCCGCCCGATCCAGCTCATCGACATCATCCCCCTCGGCCGCACCGGCTTTGAGCAAATCGTCTACATGGAGGAGACGACCCGCACCCACGCCGCGGCCGAGAAAGTCGAGGGCGCCGCCTTCGCCGAGTCGACCTTCGAGTTGACCGAGCAGACCTCGAGCGTGCGCAAGATCACCGACTCGATCCCGGTCACCGACGAGCAGCTCGAGGACGTCGCCCAGGCCGAAAGCTACCTCACCGGCCGGCTCACCTTCGGCCTCCGCCAGCGCCTCGACGGCCAGCTCCTGGTCGGCACCGGCTCTTCGCCGAACCTGCGCGGCATCAAGAACGTCGTCGGCATCCAGACCCAGGCCAAGGGCTCCGACCCGATCCCCGACGCCTTCTTCAAGGCGATGACCCTTATCCAGGTCACCGGCCGCGCGACCCCTACCCACCACATCATGCACCCGACCGACTGGCAGAAGGTTCGCCTGCTCAGGACCGCCGATGGCATCTACATTTGGGGGAACCCGTCAGACGCCGGCCCCGAACGCATGTGGGGCCTGCCGGTGATCAAGGCGGACGTTGACTCCGCGGGCAGCGGGTACAGCGGGTCGTTCCAGCCGGCGTGGATCACCGCCTTCGAGCGCCGCGGCATCGATGTCCAGATCGGCTACACCGGCACCCAATTCGTCGAAGGCAAGCGCACCATCCGCGCCGACACCCGCTGGGCGTTCGTCGTTTTCCGCCCGACGGCGTTCTGCAAGGTGACGGGGCTCTAAGATGGGAACGATCGAAGGCACGAGCATCGAAGGCGCGCGCACGCGCACCTGGCGCTTCGCCGGCGCCCCCGTCGACGGCACGTCCGGCACTCTCGCGGACGTGGCCGAGAAGGGCGACCTGCTGGTCGATACGACCAACGCCGACCTCTACCAGAACACCAACACCCAGGCCTCGCCGACCTGGACCCAGATTTCCGGCGCCGGCCTCGCCCAAGGCGTCGTCGGCGAGATGGCGGCCGCCGGCACCGCCGCCGCCAACGTCATCGGCACGACCGCCAAGTACACGCCCGTCGACCACGTCCACGCCCTCGGCGACCACGACCACACCGCCGGCGGCGCCGGCGCCCAGATCGGCCCGGGCGCGTTTGCCTCGGACGCTTTCGGCGCCGACGCCGCCGGCCGTGCGCCGTTCACCGACGGCATCTGGCAAACCGCCAAGCTCGCCGCCGGCATCCTCTCGGCCGACACCGCGGGACGCGCGCTGATGGTGAGCTCGTTCTTCAACGCGGCCAAGGCGGCGGATGCGTTCGCCGACTCCTCGATCCCCGGCGCCAAGGTCAACTTCTCGTTCGGGGTCGCCCCGACCACCATCCTCCCCGACGCCTCGGCCGCCGAAGGGAGCTCAGGCTCGGTCGCCCGCGCCGACCACGCCCACGCGATCGCGGCGGGCGCCCCGTCGGCGACCAACTCGCTCGGCGCCGCCGCGGCCGAGGGATCGAGCAACAATTTCCTCCGCGCCGACGCCGTCCTCCTCGCGCGGGTCGCCAACGACGTTTTTTTCCTCGGCCGCAACGCCGCCAATGGCGCCGACATCAATGCCTGGAAGATCAACGCCTCCGACCAGATCGAGTTCGGCGCCAACGTCGCCGCCTTCACCATGGCCGCCACGCTCACCGTGGCCGCCCAGCAGATCAGCTTCTCCACCGGCAACGTCACTTTCTCGGGCGCGGGCTACGTCTCGATCGGCGCGAGCCCCGCCGACGCCGGCTCGATCCGCCTCCCCAACGACACCTTCGCCTTGAGCGCGCGCAACCAGGCCGGTGGCGGCAACGTCGACATCGTCAAGATCAACGCCTCCGATCAGCTCGAGTTCGGCGCCAATCTCGCCGCCTTCACCATGGGTGGCACGCTCACCATGGCCGCCCAACAGATCAGCTTCTCGACCGGCAACGTCACCTTCTCGGGCGCCGGCTATATCTCGATCGGTGCCAGCCCCGCCGACGCCGGCTCGATCCGCCTGCCCAACGACACCGCGGCGTGGACCGCCCGCGACCAGGCCGGCGGCGGCAACGTCTCGGGGTGGAAGATCAACGCCACCGACGACTACGAGGCCGCGGCCGACGTCAACCTCGCAGGCAACACGCTGTACGGCGCGACCGCCGCCAACGGCAACCTCGTCCTCAGCGCGACGGCGCACGCGACCGTCACCACCGCCTACGTCGTGCCATCGAACCTCTTCGACGCGAGCACCGAGGGCCTCGCCACCCGCGTGAAAGCGGGCGCGGTGGGCGACGGCGAGGTCAGCCAGACCGACGTCAACGGCATGATTGCGATCGACTCGACCAACGGGCGCCTCTATTTCCGCTACGGCGCCGCCTGGCACTACGCCGCCCAGACCGCCGGCATCCAGATTCCCGCCGACGAGATCGTCGATCCCGACGGCTACCAGATGCGGCCCGGCGACGAGATCGTCGCGGTGGTCGACCGGATCATGGACGACGGCGCGCTCCACGCCGTCTGGAAGCTCCGCAATGGATAACGATCTCGCCGAGCAGCTCGCCCGGGCGCGGCACAATGCCGCGGCCCTCAGCGCCCGCCTCACCGCGCTCCAGGCCGAATGCCAGAACGCGCATCTCGCTTACGTCAAGTGGCTCGGCGTCGTCGAGTACCTCGAATCGCTTGCCTCCCCGGCCGAGGCGCCCGCCGTGGTGAACGGCGAAGACGCTTTGCGGCCTGAGCAACCCGGCGAGCCGGAGCCGTGACCGTCACCCGCATCGCCACGCCGCACGAATACGTCGGAGTCTCGGGCGACGCCAAGCCGACTTCCGCCGTGCCCGAGGGCTCGCGCTTCATCGAGCGCGATACCGGCCACGAGTTCATCTGGGACGGCACCGCCTGGGGCCAGATCCTCTATCCGACGACCTAAAGAGCCGCCATGCAAGCGAAAGAGCACCTCTATTTCACCGCCGAGCGCGACCGCCTGGTCGGCGAGGGCGACCCCGCCGCCGCCTTTCTCTACGCGGCGCAAGGCGACGAGATACCCGACTCGGCCGCCGAGCGCTTCGGCCTCGACGACGGCCGGCTCAAGCGCCGCAAGGGCGGCGAGGACAAGAAGCGCAAGCCCGAGGGCGACAAGGCGGAGCCAAAGCCGGGCCTGACCATCACCAAGCGCGCGAGGTAACCGATGTCCGACGTAACGATCGTCCCGCAGCGCGCGAGCGCGGTCGGCATCACCCCGACCCGCAGCGGCTCGCTCAGCGTGTCGGACACATATATCGTCCGAAACAACGGCCGCCTGCTGTTGCTGTTCGAGAAGAGCGGCGCGAGCGACTGCGTCGTCACCGTGCAGACGCCGGCGAAGCGCGGCGGCCTCGACGTCGCCGAGCGCACCTTCACCGTCGTCGCCACCACCGGCGACGTGATCGCCGGGCCGTTCCCGCCCCCGCTCTACAATGACGCCGCCGGCGACCTCCGCTTCACTCTCGACGAGATCACCGGGCTCGACGTCGCCGCGGTCATGCTCTGAGGCGGCGATGGCGATCCTCGACCGGGTCAAGGAGCGGATCGAGACCGACCTCTCGGACTCCGAGCTCGACGCGATGATCACCGCGGTGCAGGCCGAGATCGATCGCCGCTTCGGCGCGGTCGGCGCGATCACCGTCCACCTCGACGGCGACCGCGATCTGTATGGCGACCACCGCTTCCTCACCCTCTGGCGCGCGCTCGACGGGAGCCAGACGGTCACCGTCGTCGAGATCGACGGCACCGACGAGACCACCCTCGCCGCCGACGACTACCGCGTCCTCCACGGCGGCAGGACGCTTGAGCGCCTGGTCGACGGCACCAACGGCCGCAAGCGCTGGCAGCGCCTCGTCCGCGTCGCCTACACCCCGGTCTCCGACCAGCCGCAGCGCGACGAGGTCACGATCAAGCTCGTCCAGCTCGACGTCGAGTACCGCGGCCTCTCCGGCGAGCGCGCCGGCGACTGGCAGGCGAGCTACCCCGATGCCGCCGCCGAGCGCGAGAAGCTGCTCGCCAGCCTCGCCCCGCGCCCCCGTCTGGCGATGGCATGAGTAGGGGAAAAATGACCATGCGCGCCGTCGTCGAGCGCAACACCGCGTCCGGCACCGACGCCCACGGCCACCCCGTCGCGCCGGTGTTCACCGCCCATGCGACGCTTCCATGCTTCGTCTGGTCGCGCCAGCGCCGCGAGGCCGTCGACGGCGCCAAGACCGCGCTCGTCGAGGACATGCGCGGCATCTTCCCGCTCGCCGCCGACATCGCCGAGGCCGACGAGATCGCCTCGGTCACCGACCGCCGCGGCGTCGAGCTCCTCTCCGGTCGGGTGCGCATCGACGCGATCCAGCGCAAGCACCGCCACCTCGAGGCCGCATTGAAGAGGGTTCAATAGTGGATGATCGGACGGTCGATAGCGTGACAATCAGGCACGGCACCGATGTCTATCCCGTCGGCAGCCCGATGCGCTGGCGCTTCTGGCTGCGGGTCTGGCGGGCTTGGAAGATGATGCGTGCCGCGATCCAATACCGCGAGGATCTGCGGCGTACAATCGCACGCGGAGACGCACTCCCGTCATTGCGAGCGACCGAAGGGAGCGCGGCAATCCAGCCTGGATCGCCACGCCACTCCGCGCCTCCGCGTGAGGCCCTCTGATGGCTCTCGACTGGCAGGGGCCGGCGGTCACCGCGAAGCTGCGCCGGGCGCAGATCGAGGGAATCAACGCGACCATGGCGGCGGCCGCGATCCACGCCAAGCGCAACCACCCGTGGCGCAACCGGACCGGCACCCTCGAGGGCTCGATCGACATCGCCGAGTACGCGCGCGAGCACGGCCGCGGCGTCCGCGGCGTGTGGGGCTCGCGCGACGTGCGCTACGCGCTGATCCACGAGCTCGGCGGCGTGATCACTGCGAAGACCGCGAAGGCACTCCACTTCGAGATCGCCGGCGAGCATATCGTCGTCAAGCAGGTCACCATCCCCGCGCGCCCCTATCTCCGCCCCGCCGCCGACGCCGAGTACCCGAAACTCGCCGCGCGCATCCGCCGCGCCTTCGGAGCCGCGCGATGAGCGCCGACCCGGTCGCCGCGCTGGTCGCGTATCTCAAGGCCGACGCCGGCGTCGCCGCGCTCGTCGGCACCCGCATCTTCGGCCTCGAGCTGCCCGCGGCCGAGGCCTCGGCCATGCCGCGCAAGGCGGTCGTGCTCCAGGCCTCGGGAGGCGCCCCGCTCGTCGGCGGCTACCTCGAGCACACCGCCCAGCGCATCGACGCCTTCGCCTACGGCGAGACCCCATACGAGGCCGAGCGCGTGCGGCGCGCGGTGTTCGACTCGCTCAAGCAGCTGCGGCGCGCGGTCGCCGCGAGCACGTTGATCCACTGGGTCGAGGACGCCGGCGGCTTCTCCACCCAACGCGACCCCGACGGCGGCTGGCCGGTGAGCTTTCAGTCGTTCCAGACGTTCTTCGCCACCGCCGCGGCCGCGTAAGGAGACACCGACATGCCAAATGCCCCGTTCGAGATCGTCGCCGCGCCGTTCACCGTCTGGTGGGCGCCGACCGGCGAGACCTTCCCCGACGTCGACGAGACGCCCGCCGGCAACTGGACCAAGATCGGCACCTCGGGCGACCGCAACTATTCCGAGGACGGGGTCACCGTCTCGCACCAGCAGACGGTCGAGCTGATCCGCGTCCTCGGCTCGACCGGCCCGGTCAAGGCCGCGCGCACCGAAGAGCTGCTCGTCGTCAGCTTCACCCTGTTCGACATGCTGCTCGAGCAGTACCGCTTAGGCCTGGACAACAACGCCGTCACCACCACCGCCGCCGGCTCCGGCACCCCGGGCTACAAGGAGGTCGACCTCTACCGCGGCCTCGATGTCACCATGCTGGCGCTGCTCGTGCGCGGCACGGTCAGCCCCGAGGGCGACGGCTGGAACACTCAGTACGAGGTGCCCCAGTGCTTCGAGTCGGGCTCGCCCGAGCCGGTGTTCGTCAAGGGCGCCCCGGCCGCCCTCGCGCTCGAGTTCACCGCGATCGAGGACCCCAACGCCTCCTCGGCCGCGGCCCGCTTCGGCCGCCTCGTCGTCCAGCACCAGACGGCGATCTGATGCACCCGCTGCTCGCCGAGGCGCAACAGCTCGACGCGCAAGCACGCGCGCACAAGCGTGCCGCCCAGCGCCACCGCGACTCCGCCAAGGCGTGCCGCATCAAAGAGGCCGAGCTCAGGGAGCAGTGCGCGCGCCTCGGCATCGAAGTCACCGATCCCCCCTCAACCACCAGCGCAGGAGATCTCCATGGCCGACCAGGTCCTCAACCTCGATACCCTCGTTGAGCGCCCGCAGATCAGGATCGACGGCACGCTCTACGACATCCTCTCGCCCGACGAGCTGAGCATCCTCGACCATCACCGCCTCGCCCGCACCAGCAAGCGGATGGACGCGCTGATGTCGAAAGAGCCGCTCGCCGGTGCCGATGCCGACGAGCTCCCGGTCATCTTGCGCGAGGTCTCCGATCGGATCATGGTCGGCGTGCCGGGCGAAGTCCGCTCCAAGCTCACCGACAGCCACCGCCTCGAGGTGGTCGAGGTTTTTACCGTGCTGCAGCGTCGCCGCAGGATGGCGATGCTGCAGATGCTCGTCCGCCCGATTGGGGACAGCTCGCCCCGCGGCTTCAACGGTTCTACGGCGGCGATCCCGCCTGGTGGATCGAAACCGCCCCCCTCGGCCTCGTCCGCGCCTATCTCGACATGATGCCGAGGCTCCAGGCCGAAGAGGCGCTCGACGCGGCGACTGCCGCCGCGCTCGGCGCCGGCACTCTCAAGCATGCCGACGCGCACAGGCTGTGGGCCTCGCTGCGCCGCCGCGCCGCGCCGGCGCCCGCGCCCAAGGCCGATCGGCGCATTCTCGCCCTGATGGGGATCGAGGTCGTCGATGCCTGAGAAACTCGGCTCGGCCGTCCTCGAGCTCAGGACCGACGACTCGAAATACCTTGCCGGCGTCCGCAAGGCACGCGGCGGCGCCGCCAAGCTCGGCCGTGAGCTCAAGAAGACCGGCCGCGGCGCCCACCAGTTCGAGCGCGACCTCGGGCGCGCCGCTCGCGGCGCCGACCGCCTGAGCGGCTCCCTCGGCTCGGTCCGCGGCGTCCTCACCGGCATCGGCGTCGTCTTCGGCGCGCGCGAGATCGTCCGCGGGATCGGCGCCGTGGTCAGCGCCGGCGCCGACTTGCAGGCGCAATACCTCCAGATCAACCAGTTGCTGCGGACCACCGGCAGCATCTCCGGCCAGACCGCCGCCTCGATCGAGCGCCTGTCGCGCGAGATCGGCTTCGCCACCCTCGCCTCGATCCGCGAGGTCCGCGCCGCCGCTGCCCAGCTGCTGACCTTCCGCGCGATCTCGGGCGACGTCTTCGAGCGCACGCTCCGCGCCGCCCAGGACCTCGCGAGCCTCGGCTTCGGCTCGCTCGGATCGAGCGCGGTCCAGCTCGCCAAGGCGCTCGAGGATCCCGCCCAGGGGCTCACCATGCTCCGTCGCGTCGGCGTCAGCTTCACCCAGACGCAGCAGGACCTCATCAGGACGCTTCACGAGACCGGCCGCGTCGCCGAGGCCCAGCGCGTCATCCTCGCCAACGTCGAGGCCCAGGTCGGCGGCGCCGGCGCCGCCGCCGGCGGCGGCCTCTCCGGCGCCGTCGACGCGCTCACCGAAGAGTGGAATCTGCTCACCGAAGCATGGGGCGAGAACATCGCCAAAGGCTCGCTGCTCCAAGGCGTGCTCGAGGGTCTCGCCGGCGCAGTGAGCGCCATCAGGCCGCGCAATCTGGAAGAGCAGATCGAGCTGGAGCGTCGGCGCATCGAATGGCTCAAGCAAAACCTGCTGCCTCCTCCGGGCGCTTTGGCGCTCGCCCGCGACCGCCTCGCCGCTCTTGAGCAGGAGCAGGCGTTGCTCCAGGAGCAGGAGCGTTTCGCTGCCCGCCTGCGCGGTGGCGGCACCGCCGCCGGGGGTCTCTCGACCGACGAGATCGAGCGCCGCCGCGCGGTTTTCGACGCCCAAGCCATCGCCCTCGACGCCGTGCGCAAGGCCGAGATTGAGCACGCTCGTGTGCTTGAGATCGTGCGCCAGGCGGCCGAGGCCGGCATCGGCACAGCGCAGCAGCGCGCCCGCGTCATCGAGCGATCGGAGGCGCGCGTGCGCGCGGCGATCATGGCGACCCGTGCCGAGGTCGAGAAATCGCTCCTCGCCGCGGCGCGCGCTAGGCCGCCCGGCGCGCTCGGCCTCCCCTCGATCGCCCGTCCCGATCTCGGCGGCCGTCTGCCGACCCAGCCGTTCCCCGGCGCCGCCGAGGAGTTCGAGCGCCGGCTGTTCGCCGCCGACCCGGTCGCCCGCCTCAACGCCGAGCTCACCGACCTCCAAACCCTCCAGCTCGCGCTCGGCAAGACTACTGCCGAGATGGCACCGCTCTACGACGACCTGTGGTCGCGCGCGTCGACGGGCGCGCGCGATACGACCGATCGGGTCGGTGATCTGTCGGACGCGTTTGCCTATGTCGGCTATGTCAGTGTCGACGCTTTCGCGCGCATGGCCGAGGAGGGCGGAAAATTGATCGACGTGCTCAAGGCCCTCGCGATCGAGATATCGCGGATCGGGCTGAGGACCTTTGTGACCGGCCCCCTGTCGCGTGGGATCGAGGCTGGCCTCGGCGGGCTGTTCGGCGGCGACGGCGCGCGTGAGGTGCAGGGATTGTCGTGGCTCGGCCGCCAGCACGGCGGCGCGGTGTGGCCGGGGCAGGCGTTCATGGTCGGCGAGCGCGGCCCCGAGCTTTTCGTTCCCGAGCAGCGCGGCGCGGTGCTCGCCGGCGCGGGCGGGATTACCATCAACATCGGCCCCGTCGTCAGCCCCGACGCGGATTCGTTCAACCGCTCGCTGCCCAACCTGATGGCCAGCGCTTTCCGCGCCGCCGCGCGCGAGGCACGGAGGCGCAACTGATGACCCTGCTCTTTGCCGATAGCTTCGACAACTACGGCAGCAATGGAGCAAGCATTGACGCTGCGCTCGCTGCTGCGGGGTGGTTGTCTTCGGGCTCGGTAAGTCAGCAAACGGCCGCGGCCGATGTACGAACTGGTCGCGGCTCCGCACACTTCACTACGCTATCTGACTTGCGCTACCGCACCCCCGCAGACCAAGATACGCTGATCTTCGGTGTGGGCTGGATGAGCAAGCGCGGGCCACCCGTCGCTGAGACCTTCTTTACTCTTCAATACAACAGTGGTGCCGAGGCGTTCGACCAAATAACGATTGGCGTCGATACCAATAATGCGATTGTCGTGAAGAACGGTGATGGCGAGGTGCTTGGCACGAGCGCGATTCAAGTGTTCACCCTCATGAATTTCAACTTTGTCGAGGTCAGAGGGACGGCACATGATACGGCCGGTGTCGTCATCGTAAGGGTCAATGGCGATGAGGTGCTCAACCTAACGGGCAAGGACACGACCAAGGATAGTCCCGAGGTCGCCACGATTAACCAAATCAAGCTCCAAGGCAATTCCGGTACGACGTATCGAGTGGACGGTTTCTATTGCTGCGACACGAACGGTGCGGTCAACAACGACTTCCTCGGGGATGTCCGGAACTGGTCCTTGCTTCCGGACGGCGCCGGCGACGCCACCGAATGGACGGTGAGCGGCGCGGCGTCGACGAGGAGGTCCCGGACGAAGATGCGACCCACAACGCCGCCTCGGTCGCCGCCAAAAAGGACCTCTTCACCCTCAAGGACCCGGCGGCCGGCATCACTACGATCCATGGCGTGCGCGTCGTCGTGCGCGCGCGGCGCGAGGAGGGCGGCGCGGGCGATCTCAGAATCGTCATCAAGCTTTCCGGCACCGAGCTCGAGTCCGATGTTCTCACCCTCAGCACGACGTACAAAAACTACAGCTGGATTTTCGAGACCAAGCCGGGCGGCGGCAACTGGACTCCCGCCGACGTCGCCGGGTTGCAGATCGGCTATAAGTACGTCTGATGGCAGGGTCCCGCGTCACACAAATCTACGCGGAAGCAATCGGCGAAGGAGCGCTTGCGCGTGTCACACAGGTCTACGCGGAAGCGATCGGCGAAGGAACGGCGAACTTCGTCACCCAGCTGAGCGCCGAGGTGATAGGCGCCGGCGGGCCGGATTTCACATGGAGCGAATGCATGGGCTTTCTCGAGGAGAGGTTCCCGACCGACGTCGCCGCCGCGGGCACCGCCGGTGGGCCGGGGTTCAGCACGCTCCAGACCCGCGTCCGCTCGGGCTGGTCGCAGCGGATCGGCGAGTGGGAGGAGGAGCTCGGCCGCTGGGACGTGAGCGCCGGCATCAACACCATCGGCAAGCTGATCGAGGTCCGCAGCCTCTACGCCGTCGCCCACGGCCCGCGCGACGGCTTCAGGTTCAAGGACCCGCTCGATTACGCCACCTGGCAGTGGGTCGAGCAGGTCCCCGGCGTCATCGGCGCAACCGACATGCAGATCGGCACCGGCGACGGCGCCACCACCAAGTACCAGCTCACCGTCACCCGCACCTATGGCGGCTCGACCACCACCAAGACCATCTACAAGCCCGTCGCCGCGACGGTGAAGGTCGCGGTCAACGACGTCGAGATATTCACCTGGACGCTCGACGATACCACCGGCGTGATCACCTTCGACGCCGCGCCGGGGGCCGGCGAGTCGGTCAAGTGGGGCGGCGAATACGACAAGCCCGTCCATTTTTCCGAGGACACCCTGCTGATGAGCCACGACCGCGAGGCCAACCTGGTCAGCTCGCTCGTCGTCCTCGAGGAGCTAAGAAGGCTCGACACGCTATGAAGCCGACCACCGCCGCCCAGCAGGCGCTGCTCAACTGCGAGACGGTCAGGATGGCGCTCTGCCTCAAGCTCGAGCGTCCCGACGGCGGCCTCGATCTCGGCTTCACCTCCCACGACCGCGAGCTGACGATCGCCGGCCTCGCCTACAAGCCCGAGCAGTCGCTGAGCCCGTCCGCGATCGAGGGCAAGGCCGACTTCTCGGCCGACTCGGGCGAGCTCGTCCTGCTCAGTTCCGACCAGATCACCGAGCGCGAGCTCAAGGGCGGCGTCTGGGACAACGCGATCGCCACCCTGTTCGCGGTCGTCGATTGGAGCGATCTCGCCGCCGGCACGGTGCCCTTGAAGCGCGCGCGGCTCGGCCGCTTCGAGGTCGAGCGCGGGCGCTTCCGCGTCGACCTCGTCGGCCTCGGCGAGCTCGTCCAGCAGCCGGTGGTCGACATCACCAGCCTGTTGTGCCGCAACCGCTTGGGCGACGCGAGCTGCCGTGTGCCGCTCAAGCCGGCCGTCTGGCTGCCCTCCACCGACTACACCGAGATCGAGGCCGGCGACCGCTCGGTCGGCTCTTACGTCAGCCCCACCACTTATAGCGGCCTCGACGCCGAATGCATCGTCGCCGGCACTTCGGGCGGCTCCGAACCCTCTTGGCCCGCCGCCGGCGGCACCGTGGTCGATGGCACCGTCACCTGGCGCACCTACGTCGCCTGGACCCAGCAGGGCACCGTGACGATCGCCCACGAGCGAGTCCACTTCATCGCTTCCGCCCTCACCCAGGCGGCGGAGTGGTTCAAGTATGGCAAGCTCACCTGGCTCACCGGCGCCAACGCCAGCCTGTCACAAGACGTCCGCCGCCACGGCGCCGGCGGCGCCTTCACCCTGTGGGACGAGATGGCCGAGCCGATTGGCGTCGGCGACACCTTCGAGGTCCACGCCGGCTGCGCGCTCCGCCACGACCTCGACTGCCGCGACAAGTTCGACAACATCAAGAACTTCAACGGCGAGCCGTTCCTGCCGGGCTCGGACGAGGCGAGCCAATTCCCGGACGCGCGATGACGACGCGCGCCGACATCGTCGCCCGCGCCCGCGAGTGGATCGGGACGCCTTACCGGCATCAAGGTCGGCGGCGCGACGGCTGCGATTGCCTCGGATTGATCGTCGGCGTCGCCGCCGAGCTCGGCCTCGCGCGCTGGGTTGTGCCCGGCTACTCGGGCCACCCCGACGGGCACAGCCTCGCAGAGGCCTGCGACAGGCACCTCGTCTCGCAGCTCGGGCTCGACCCCGGCGAGATCGAGGCCGGCATGGTCGCGCTATTCTGGTACGCGCGCCGCGGCTTCGCCCAACACCTCGCCATCCTTACCCGGCTCGACGACCGGCGCCTCGCCATGGTTCACAGCTTGCAGCGCAATGACCGCGTGGTCGAGCACGGCCTGAGCGCCTTCTGGAACGTCCGCCTCCTCAGCGCCTGGGATTACCCAGGCGTGGCACGCGGAGCCGCGGAGGTCGCGGGGAGTTCATTCTTCTCCGCGTCTCCGCGTGAGGTGACCTGATGGCGACGTTTGCGCTCGGTGCGGCGGGGCAGGCGAGGTTCGGGCCTATCGGCGGCTTCATCGGCGGCGTCGCCGGATCGTTGATCGACCGCATGCTGTTCGCTCCCGACCCGATCGTCCAGGAAGGCCCGCGATTGTCAGATCTCGCCCGCCAGGCGGATTCGCCCGGGGCGCCGATCGCGCGGCTCTGGGGCGCGCAGAACCGCACTGCCGGAACCGTGATCTGGACCTCGGGGCTCAAGGAGACGCGCCACGAGGAGGAGATGCAGGGGGGGAAGGGAACGCCCGAGCCGGCGGCGGTCATCGTCACCTACACCTATTCGGTCGACCTCGCGGTGCTCGTGTGCCGCGGGCCGGTGGTCGCCGTGCCGAGGATCTGGGGCGGGCCGAAGCTGGTCCGCGACTCCGGCGGCGACCGCGGCGTGTCCGACATCAGGATCGCTCTCGGCACCGCATCGCAGCAGCCCGATGCGCTCCTCGAGGCGGCCGAGGGCGCGGGTAACGTTCCCGCGTTCAGGCCGTACTGCGTCGTCTATTTCCAGGACCTCCAGCTCGCCGATTTCGGCAATGCGGTGCCGCCGCTGAGCTTCGAGGTCGATGCCGGCCCGGCGACGGTGCAGAGCGTGGCGGCCGGGCTGTTCGCCCTCGCCGGTCTCACCGCGAGCGAGTACGCGGTGACCAACGTCAGCCTCGAGCCGGTGCCCGGTTTCGCGCTCCGCCGCCTGGCGAGCCCGCGCGAAGGGCTCGAGCGGCTCGGCGCCGCGTTCGGCTTCGATGTCTCCGACACCGGCTACATGCTCAAGCTGCGCCGCCGCGAGCGCTCGCCCGACCTGGTGCTCGACGAGGACGATTTCGGCGCCGCGCCTCCCGGTGGCATCGAGGCGCGCCAGCCCGAGAGCCACGTCCGCGATTCCGAGCGCCAATTGCCGCGCCAGATCGTGCTGACCCACGGCGACCCGGACCGTGACCTTCAGATCTCCGCCCAGCGCTCCGAGCGTCTGATCAGCGAATCCGAGCGTGACATGATCATCGAGTTTCCCGGCACCCTCACCGCGAGCCGCGCCCGCGATGCGCTCGACGATCTGATCGGCGATCTCTGGTCGAATCGCTACTCCTTCTCGGTCGAGCTCCCACCGAAATATCTCCAGCTCGACGCCGGCGATATCGTCACCATCCGCCGCTCAGACGAGACATTCTGGCCGAGCTTCCTGGTCACCCGCGCTTCCATCGGCGCCGATTGGCGCATCGCCATCGAGGCGCGCCCCATCGCGCGGCGCTGGGCCATGCCGAGCGCGCCGGCGACCTCGGGGTCGATCGTCACGCAGGTCGTCCCGCTGCCGAACGACTCGCTCCTCGAGCTGATGGACCTGCCGCTCCTGACCAACGCCGAGGCGGATTCGAACGGCCTCTACGCCGCTGTCGGCGACTCCGGCGCCGGCGGCAACGAGTGGACCGGGGCGGTCCTCTATCGCTCGCCCGATGACGCCGAATACACCGCAGTCGCCCGCTTCGACATCGGCGCGGCGATCGGCACCGCCGACGAGGCGCTCGGCACCGGGCCGTTCTACTGGCCCGACCGCGCCAACACGGTGCGGGTGACGCTGAGCTCGGGCGCGCTCGCGAGCATCACCGAGGAGCAGTGGCTGCACACCTCGCGCAACGCGGCGCTGCTCGGCGACGAGCTGATCACCTATCGCGACGCGACGCTGATCGCCGGTACCACGTGGGAGCTATCGGGGCTCAAGCGGGGCCGCCGCGGCACCGAGTGGGCGCGGGGCAGCCACGCGATCGGCGAGCGGTTCGTGCTTCTGACCCGCTCGACCGTCAAGCGCGTGTTCCTGGACCTCGGGCTGCTCAACAATTCGCTCTACTACAAGGCGGTGACGTTCGACCAGGCGCTCGCCGACGTCGCCGCCGAGCAGTTCGCGATCGGCGGCGAATGGGCCGCGCCGTATGCCGGGCTCGACGCCGAGGGCGCGCGCGACGGTTCGGACAACCTCACCATCGCCTGGCGCCGGCGCGGCCGCCAGGGCGGCGGAACGTGGGTCGGCGAGGTGCCGCTCGGCGAGGAGACCGAGGCCTACGAGATCGACATCATGGACGGCGTGGTCAAGCGCACGCTCACCGCCACGAGCGAGAGTGTGCTCTACACCGCGGCCGACCAGACCACCGATTTCGGCAGCCCGCAATCCGCGGTCGAGGTCAACATCTATCAAATCTCAGGCCTGGTCGCTCGCGGCCACGCCCTCAACGCGACGGTATAGGCAATGACGACTACTCCGCGCCTCGAGTTCCAGCAAATGGGGTCGCTGACGACAGATCATGACAGCATCTTCACCGATTTGGTGAACCGTCAAGACGGGCTGGTGATGCCCGCGGTCAAGGATCGCGACCTCACCGCGCCACCCGGTTCACCCGCTGATGGCGATGTCTATCTGGTCGCCGCCGGCGCCACCGGCGACTGGGCCGGCCACGACGACGAGATCGCGCACTATTGGAGCGGATGGCTATTCACCTCTCCCCGGGAAGGCTTCAGGTTGTGGGTCGAGGACGAGGATTTGGAAATCTACTACGATGGCAGCGCATGGCAACTCGCGCCGGTGTTCGAGAACCTCTACGTCGGCGGCTTCAAGAACAAGATCATCAACGGTAGCTTCGACATCTGGCAGCGGGGGACGAGCTTCCTCGGAGTGTCAACAAATGCGTATACCGCGAGCCGCTGGCAGATGAACCCCAGCGGCGGAATTATGGATATTACCCAGCAAAGTTTCGCACTTGGTCAGACGGATGTGCCAGGAGAGCCTGAATTTTTCTTTAGGTTTGAGTGTACCGCTGCGGACGATAGCGTTGGGGTAATTCATAAAGTTGAAGGTGTGCGTACTTTAGCAGGGGAGACATGCACACTAAGTCTCTACGCAAAAGCCGATACAACGCGAACTTTCAAACGTATGTTGCGACAGTACTTCGGGACGGGAGGGGCACCAAGCGGAGACGTAGATCTTGATAACGTCTCAGATATCACGTTGAGCACAGGTTGGCAAAAGTTCACTGCTAATTTCGATCTTGCGTCGATTTCGGGCAAGACCATGGGGACGGACGAGAATGATTACCTTAGCCTCTTCCTGGTTAATCCTAATAATGAAACATTCACAATTGACATCGCCCAGGTCCAACTCGAACTCGGCCCAGCAGCGACCGCCTTCGAGCACCGCAGCATCGGCCAGGAGCTGGCGCTGTGCAAATGGTATTATCAGAAGTCGTATAATCTTGATACTGATCCAGGAACAGTCACTGATGTCGGTGCGGTAAGATTTAGGGCGCATGGAACAACACATCTCCAGCCAATCGAATACGAGCCTATGCGCGCAAATCCAACGACAACAAGATATAATCCTGCGACAGGAGCCACTGGAACCTGGCGGGACCAATCAGCTTCGAACAACCTAACTGCTAGCGCCAGCAATGTGGGAGAAAACCGATGTAATGTTGCGATTACGTCATCTGTAGACCTCAACGCTATGAACGGTCATTGGACAGCTGATTCGGAGTTGTAGAAATGGATTTCAAAATCCAAACCGGCGGTGTGCTTCGTCTCGATGATGGCGCCTACATTCCCAACGATCCACGCAACCGCGATTGGCGGGAATATCAAGACTGGATCGCCGAGGGCAACACGCCGCTGCCCATCGATCCACCGCCGCCGCCGCCGACCGCTGCCGAAAAAATCGACAGCGCGGGCGAGATACTCAACGCCTTCCTGAAGGTCTACGCCCAGCGCGAGAGTCTCACGCTGGCGCAAGTCAGGGACGTGATCAAGGCACAGTTGTAATGGAGACCCTGCCGTGATCGGCCCGGCCGTCTCGTGATGTAGCGAGGCGGGGGCCGGGGTGCAGCAACACCCCGAGCCGCGGGATGATGCCCCGCATGACCACAACCGGCCGGGCTGCGGCCATCCCGCCACCGGTGCACACCGGCGGGACTATTGTGAGACACAAACCATCTTGGAGTCCATCCGCGAAACACAGCCGCTCCGGACGCTCGCACCCTACATCGGCGGCAAACGGAACCTCGCGCGCCGCCTCATCACCCTGATCGAGACGGTCCCCCATAGGTGCTACGCCGAGCCGTTCCTCGGCATAGGTGGCGTCTTCTTTAAGCGCCGCCTCGTGCCCGAAACCGAGATCATCAACGATTTCAACCGCGACATCGCCACCCTGTTCCGCATCCTGCAGCGCCACTACGTCCCGTTCATGGACATGCTTCGTTTCCAGCTCACGACGCGCGCCGGGTTCGAGCGCCTGACCGCGACCGCCCCGGAGACGCTCACCGATCTCGAGCGGGCAGCCCGGTTCCTCTACCTCCAGCGGACAGCTTTCGGCGGCAACGTCCGCAGCCAGCACTTCGGCACCGCCACCATCAATCCGAAGCGCTTCGACGTGTCCAGGCTCGCGCCTCTGCTCGAGGACGTGCACGTGCGGCTGTCGCGCGTCGTTATCGAGTGCCTTCCGTGGCAGTCGTTCATCGACCGCTACGACCGCCCGCACACCCTGTTCTACCTCGACCCACCCTATTGGGGCTCGGAGAAGGTCTATGGCGAGAGTGTGTTCGAGCGCCCCGATTTCGACCTTTTGGCGACCCGTTTAAGACGTCTTGAAGGCCGCTTCATCCTGTCGATCAACGACCGCCCCGAAATCCGTGCCGCCTTCGTCGGCTTCACCCTCGAACCGGTCGAGACGACTTACACCCTACCCGCCCGAGGTCCCGCCAAGCGCGCCCGCGAACTCATCATCACCCCCGCCACCGATTCCCCCTGACCGGAATCACCAAGAACCTGCCGCGCCCCAACCCGTTGATATTCCACCATTCCCAGATTCCCCCCGCGCCACCGGACTCCGCTTTTGCGTGGCGCGCCCGGAATCGCCCCCTTCCCCCAACCCCTTGATTCCCAACACCTCCCGCCTGCTCCCGCCGATTCCCGGACTCCCATCTTCCCTGTCACTGCACAGAGATGGAGCTCGCGGTCAAGGGGCGCGACCTCGAGGCGGCGCTCGGGCTCGGGCTGGT